TATAGAAACCAAGATTTGGAATACCAACTCCTGATCCATCAAAGTTAGTTAATGGTCCATAGTATTCATATGCTACAAATGGAACCATTTTCAAATACTGTTGGATAGAAGAACCACCTGAAGAGCTAGCTATATAAGCTGCTATCAAAGCATCAAGGTCTGATAGTTTAACATAGTTTGTAGCTACATCAAGTTCAAGAGCAGCAAGATCAGCTATAGTATCACATAGCCTTGTTATAATAGCTTGGACAATAGCATGTGTATCTGAGCTAGCTGTTACACCAGTCAAACAATCAATTGTATAGTCAGCATTTAGTATAGCTATTTCAGCATCAATTGCATCAATCTGAGCTTGTAAGTCACAAACTACTTTTACTAAAGCATTAAACAACTGTGCAGATGTCCAAGTATCTGCTTCACTTGGAGTAGGTAAATAACCATTTAAAATAGCACAACGTATACTTTCTAATATAACAATGCTATCTCCTTCCCCAGTTAAAAGAGGAACTAAACTATTAATTATATTATCTAAGACAGTCTGAAGATTATCTCCAGATTGTATATCTAAAGGAATGCTGTCAAGACCTGTATATCTAACACATTGGTCAGATACAGTTTCTACACAGCCATTATAGCAACTTTCACAAGACATGGTTTATTTATTTATAAATTAACACTTTAACTCTACTTACAACTTGAGATGTAGTGGGAAGACCACATACCATAGCATAGGTTGGGTTACAAAGTCTGTATGTTAATATTTGTTTGTAATTTAATAAATCTTGTATTATCTCTCCAGGAATATAATTATTCAAAGAGAAGACAATATTATTATATTGGAGCTTTGCCCAATATGTTAATCTTTCATCAATTTGTGTTAATGTAACAGGAATACTGGCATCAATAACACAATCTGTTAATCTTGGTGATAACATCTTTTATTCTATTTGTAGCAGTTTTAAGTTTGTTGTTGCATGCTGAACATAGGCCATTAATTAATTGACACCCACATCCTACCTTCATGCCACATCCTCTACAGTTTGCCATATTAAGGAAAATTAATTATATAGTTGTTTCCTGTACAACCACATTGGTTTGCAATAAAATAATCCAATTGTCTATTAGCTTGGATATATAATTTGTTGGCTGTATCAATAGCACAGTTATTAGCTGCTGCTATAGAGCCTTGAATCATATACCAAATACTATTCAATACTACTTTCGACTGGGTTCTTATAGCTGAATCACATTCCATCATGTCTAATTTCATAAATGCACCATCAAACTTTTCTTGAATAAGCTCAGTACGCATAATGTTCTTCTCTACAAAATTTGTAGTAGCTGGAGCAACTGAGTATTTCATGAAATATATTCCATCAGGCAAAGGCGATGTTGCTGGAAATGGAGTTAGTCCTAAAATGATTGAATTATAAACATTGAAGCTATTAACATTAAATGGAATAGCTACAGGTGTTGTGAAACCAGGAACAGTAATTTGCATAGTAGGAGCACTAACAACAGGTGGATTTGTATCATAGACAGATATGTCAGCTATACCTAATGTTTGTGTAGTGTATGTATTAATTACTAAAAAATCTAATGTCATGGTTTTTTCTAATAAAAATGCCAGAGGATTTGAGATATCCTCTCACCCTCTGGCATAGGTTAATATGATGCTACCTTTTTTCCTTAAGGGATCAAAGTAGTTGTTGTTGAAGTGCTAGGCCATACAGTAGTTGTAGTACTAGTAGTAGTGATACAAGCTGTGTCACCTGCAACAGCTCCTAAACCAGCTACTAATATAGCTTCGATAGCAGATGTTTGATTCTCAGGAACAGCAATGATCACCATGCTATCTTCCATAATATAGTCACCCCATTGGTAAGCACTCTTATCATACTCATTGAATTTGATATAGTACAAATCATAGATCTGACCATCAGTTACCCAAGACTCAAAGTTCTCGTTGTAACCATTCATTCTGTATAAATGCTTTAAGTAACCAGCTTGGTAGCTATAGAAGTTCTTCTCTAATTGTTGAACTTCAGCAGAAGTACCAACAGCATAGTTAGAACGTTGTGTGATAACAGGTTGAGCAACTCTATTACAAGGATCGTCAACGATGAAGTCAGCGGTTGTAGCTGGACCAGAGAAGATGAAAGTTCTAAAGTAGAATCTGTCATACTCCCAAGGGAATGCAGCAACGTCACAAGGTTGTCCATAAGCAGTCAAAGGTTTACCAGTAATACGTAACAACGCATCTTGATCGTTACCAATTCTTTGGAATTGATAGAACTGAGTCAAATAAATGTTGTCTGGGTTATCACCAGGTGCACGTGCTTCTAACTTTAAGATTAATGAATCAATTAAAGCAGGAACATCAACGTCTGTACAAGGATCATCACCACATCCAAGACATGGAGCATTAACTGTTACAGAACGAGTGAAACCATTGAAATACAATGTGTTTAAGTAGCTAGAGAAACCACGTAAAGTTAATGTTACAATCTCACCAGGTTTTACTGTGAAGTCAACTACATCAGTTACTTGATTCACTGGAGTAGGACAACCTAAAGATTTGTACCATTCAGTTACATTTGTTTTACAAGAGTTACCACTAGGACATCCAGAGATTTTGTCTGAACGCTTAGAACCTTGTAAGTAGGTGTTAACTCTACCTTGAGCTACATAAAAGTAAGGGGCAGCAGCAATGTTACTTGCATCTGCAACGCTGTAGTCATTTAGGAATATTCCTACTTGACCAGCTGTTAAATTCTGTGTTGATCCAGAGCTAGGTAATGTATTTCCTACTGGTACAACAAAGAGGGTGGTTAGGGAAAAATCAGCCATTTTGCTTTATATTTAATTGTTAAAAATTATTCGTTTGTTTGTATTCTATAAATTGAGCTTTGAACAGCACTTTGGTTTTCTGTATACATTGCCAAGTTTTGTACTGTCAGATCTAATAGTTCATCTTCTAGGTATAGTTCAAGTTCACAATCCTGATCGAATGAGGGTAAGCCATCAAGCATAATATATCCTGTCTTATTTATATATTGAGGATATCTCATGTAAGAGATATATATATCCTTAGGTGTAAATGTACCATCTGTAAATATAGAGATCTCATCAGAAGATATAAAGTTGAATGTCTCTTGGTATTCAAAAGAAGGTCTATAGTGAACATTGTTTAAGCAAAACTGTAAATCACCATGCTTAGCAAGATCTCTATTAATCCAAACCTTTCTATCTACACATCTTCCTTTATCAGCTAATATGTAACTATCTATGTAGAACATGTACTGAGGTACAAGAAGATGGATGTTTGCAAACCATTGATTTAGTTCAGCATTCTTCAATACTAGAGGAAGAGGTTGGTGGTTGTAAGGCTGTACAAGACTTTGTAAGTCTTCGTAACGCTTCTTGAACGCATCCATGCCTAATCCAGAAACTGTACTAAATCCATCAACCTTTTGCTTTATAAGCTTAATTTGAGCCTCATTCAACGCTAATATCTTATCTTCTACAGGAATCTCTTGATGCTCATTAGTGGATAGTTTATTTAGTTTCTGATCAATCTTATATAATAAACTATCTACTGGGATCATATTGCAGCTATTTTTTTACCTTTCAATTTACCTTCTAAAATTAATAATTGGTCTTGGTTATCTTCATCTGCTAAGAACTTCACTAAGTCATCCTCATCAGTAGCTATCTCAAACTCACCTTCATAAATCTTGCCATTTGGTTTAGCTCTATATACTGAATGAGCAACAGCTTGTTTAACCAAGTCTTTAATATGGAGTAAGTTTTCTTTCATATCTGCAAATCTACCAAACACCTCAATTGGATTTAAGCCTTGGTATTTGCCATTCTTGAATTCAGTTTGTTTCAATAGGTTATCCACCTGATTGTAAACTGTTTCTTCTTTGGAATCATCTGATACTGGAAGACCAAGTAGACGAGCCACTTTCTTCTTCTTCTCAGGAGTCATACTATCAAACTTAACAATTGCTTTATTAATAAGTTGTTTCTTCTTAAACATCACCTTGTTCTCAATATCATCATCAGCAACGTAGTACTGAATATCAGCAGGGAATTCACCACGCTCCCAAGCTTGATAGCTAGAAGCAATTGTTGGATGAACTCTCAACCATGAAAATGCTAACTCTTGTAATGGCAATGTAAAGTCAAAATAGTTATCACCATCTAACAACTTAACTGGTTGAACGTGCATAGAATCATCAACAGAAGTTGATAAGCCATAATTCCAGAATGTAGAACGAGGACTTAAGTCAGCACTTAATGCTGCTTCAAGTTTGTCCCTTAACTCTGTTACTCTTTCAGTTTCTAATTCCCTTTCTAAAGGGTCTTGGATTCTTTTGATATAACTAGCTTTAGGATCTAAGCCTGTTCTGTACTGTCCATCTAACTCTTTGTAAGGATACTTAAATACACCTGTACCAGGGATTCTTGTGTAACCTTTCATTGCAAGTCCACCTTGCATTGTTTGCAATTGTGAATTGTTGTACTCTTTTTTAATAGTAGAGATTTTTCCTA